CAAGCACAGTTTAACCTCATGTTAAAAGCTAAAGAAGATTTTGATAAAGAGATGGAAGACTTAGATACAAAACACAATAAAGCTGGTGCTGCGGGTATCAGTGATTTTGTGTTTGGCCAAGAGACTGCTGCTGCCCAAGATGCTTATGACAAGCGTTTGGCACAAGAGAAAAAGTTTGCTGCGGACTCTTTAGCTGTACAGGCAGATTGGAGAAATGGGTCTAAAAAGGCTTTCGCTGACTACCAAGATCAAGCTGCAAATATTGCTCAACAGTCACAGACAGCTTTCACAAATGCTTTTACTGGGATGGAAAATGCTCTTGTGACTTTTGCAACAACTGGAAAACTTAGTTTTAAGAGTTTTGCCACATCTGTCCTAACAGATATAGCTAGAATGGAAGCAAAAGCTGCTACGACACAGATATTTAGTTTGCTGCAAAGCCTCATAGGGCCAATGTTTGGGATAGGGGGAGGTGGTGGAAGTCTTACACAATCTGCCCCAGCATCAGTTCAGGTGTATTCACAAGCTTCTGGATATGCAAAAGGAGGTGCATTCAATGATGGTATGCAGAAATTTGCAGATGGAGGGAGCTTCACTAATGGGATTGTCAATACCCCAACTAACTTCAATATAGGGCAGATGGGTGAAGCTGGGCCAGAGGCTATTGTCCCTTTAACTAGAACTTCAGATGGATCTCTAGGTATCAGACAAACTGGTAGCAATAATCCCAGTGCCGCTATGGGTAATGTAAATACTGTAGTCAATGTGACTAACTCTGGTGCAACATCTCAGACTAAGGCTGATGGAACAGCTAGTCAAGCTCAGAGGCAATTTGCTGACGCAATTAGTTCAGCCACTAAGGCAGAAATAGCCAAACAAATGCTACAAGGTGGTATATTGTGGAGAATGAAGAATGGACAAACAGGGAGTTAAATGACAATACCAACTTTTACATATGATCCAGTAACAGACCCTGTAGGAACTACAACATATAGGACTCTTATCTCTCAATTTGGTGATGGGTATTCCCAAGTAGCTGCAGACGGTATTAACAATACCTACGATACGTGGACATTATCATTTGCAGGTGGTTCTTCAGATGTTACCCCCGTAAAGACTTTCCTCGATGCTTTACAAGGATATTTACCTTTTTATTGGACACCTCCTTTAGGTGTCCAAGGTTTGTATAGGTGTACTTCCAAGAGTACAGGCCCCTCCTTGACAGCTAGTACTGGTAGCAATTATACTTATGCTGTAATTTTTGAACAATTACATCACCCTTAATATTTAAGAAAGATACCTATGACAATTCTCAGTGATATTCAACTGCTAGAACCAGGGGCTAAGGTTGTTCTATATGCACTTGATGTCACTAGTTTGGGGGGAGATCTCTTAAGATTTCATGGGTATAGACAGCAAACCTCTATTTTTTGGCAAGGAAATGAATACATTGCTTGGCCTATAGAGGACGAGGGTTTTGAATTGCAGGGCATCAATCAACAGCCCACCCCAACACTTAGAGTGGGTAATACTGGTATAGATGGTGATGGCAATGCAGTACCTGGCTTTATCTCTGCCTTGTGCTTGTTATTTGATGACCTGGTAGGCTCAAAACTTACTAGACATATAACATTAGGGCAATATCTGGATGCTGTTAATTTTGCAGGAGGGAATCCTTCTGCTGATCCTTCTCAAGAATTTCCCCCTGATATTTGGTATATAGAACAAAAAACAGCAGAGACTAAAGAGACTGTTGAGTTTCAATTAGCCAGCGCATTGGACTTCAATGGTGTCCAACTCCCCAATAGGCAAATTATTAATAATGCTTGTTCCTGGATACGTATCGGGGGATACAGAGGGCCATATTGCGGATACACAGGGACTAACAAGTTTGATGTAAATAACAACCCGGTGACAGATCCATCATTAGATGTTTGCAATGGTACATCAGTTGCATGTAAGTTGAGATTTGGGGCTAATAACATTATCAACTTTGGAAGTTTTGCTGCTGCGGGATTAGTAGGAAACTAATGGATATTTTAACTGAAAATAACTTTAGAAAACACGCTGAGGATTGCTATCCAAATGAATGTTGTGGATTGATTGCAGTTGTGAAAGGAAGAGAGAAATATTTTCCTTGTGAAAATAAGTCGAATAACAAAGATCACTTCCTCTTGTCACCTGAAGATTATTCTGTAGTAGAGGATCAGGGGGAGATAATTGCCATATGCCATTCGCATCCGGATGCTCCTGCTACACCTAGTCAAGCTGACAGAGTGTCTTGTGAAACTTCTAGACTTGAGTGGTATATTATTAGCGTGGATAAAGAAAGCTCTATAGCCTCCGGAGAGATCGTCTCACTGACTCCTTCTGGATATGTTGCTCCTTTGGTAGGAAGAACATTTTCTCATGGTGTCTTAGACTGTTATGCATTAATTCGTGACTGGTACAAGCAAGAGAAAAACATAGATTTATTGGACTTTGATAGACAAGATGAATGGTGGAATGATTCTGTAAGTAATCTGTACATGGATGGTTTTCCAAAAGCAGGATTTATCAATACTGGACAACACACTGACCTAGAAGTGGGTGACGTTCTTCTGATGCAGATTAGGAGCAAAAATAATGTACCCAATCATGCGGCTATCTATATAGGTGCCAGTACAATACTTCATCATCTATATGGCAGACTATCTTCCAGGGATATCTATGGGGGTATGTGGCAAGAATACACCAGGGCAGTTTTAAGATATAAGGGATGATATAGTGTCAGATAAACTAACTACAATTAAATTAGCAGGAGAGTTAGGCAGAAGGTTTGGGAAAATACACAAACTTGCAGTAAGTAGTGCTGCGGAAGCAGTTAGGGCTATGTCAGTCTTATTTCCCGGATTTCAGTATCATATAAATACCAGTAAAGAACGTGGAGTAGGGTATGCAGTTTTTACTGGTAAGAATAACATCGGAAAAGAAGAACTTCATAACCCGGTAGCAGGTAATATAATAAAGTTTGTCCCTATAATCCAAGGCAGTAAAAGTGGAGGATTTCTTCAGATACTTCTTGGAGTTGTCTTGATTGCAGCTAGTTTTGGGGTTGCTGGTATTGTCTCTGCTACTGTGCAAGGTGCCTTGTTCTCCACAGGTGTTAGTATGGCGCTTGGTGGTGTTATAAACCTACTGTCTCCTCAACAAAATATTCAATCAAAAAATAACCCAAGTAATGGAACATCTTACAACTTTAGTGGGCCAGTCAATACCTCTGCTCAAGGAAATCCTGTTCCAGTTCTCTATGGTCGAATGATCGTAGGATCAGCAGTTATTTCTGCTGGTATTATGGCAGAAGACCAACAATAGTCAATACAAATATAATTGAAGGCGCTATGGATCAGAATATCATTGGATATGGTGGTGGAGGTGGTAAAGGTGGTGGCGGAGGTGGCAGTACACCTGTGGAAACTCCCGATAGCTTGCACTCAATCAGTTATGCAAAAATTCTTGACCTGGTATCAGAGGGAGAGATTCAAGGACTTGCCAATGGGCTTCAATCGGTATATTTTGATGGCACTCCATTACAAAATGAAGATAGTTCCTTTAATTTCCAGAATGTAAGTGTAGATACTCGTTATGGGACACAGACACAAGATATTATAGCAGGATTTCCTAGTGTAGAAAATGAAACAGCGTCTGGCGTTGTCCTTACCTCTACAACTCCTTTTGTAAAAGCATTTAGCAACTTGTCTTTGTCTGCCGCCAGAGTAAGATTGCAAGTAAATGCTCTGAGTCAGACTGACACAACTACAGGAAATATCAGTGGATACAGTATTGCATACAAAATAGATTTAGCAACAGATGGTGGTAGCTATGTAAATGTGCTAACTACAGCTTTCACAGGTAAAACCACATCTGCTTATCAAAGAAGTCATCGAATAGAGCTACCAACTGCCACTACAGGTTGGAGTATTAAAGTAACTCGTTTGACGGCTAATGCAAACTCTGCCACTATCGCAGATACAACCTCTATAGTATCCACTACTGAGGTTATTGACGCGAAGTTTAGGTATCCAATGTCTGCCATTATTGGTGTACAAGTAGATGCTTCACAATTTTCAAATATCCCAACAAGATCATATGATCTTAAGGGGAGAATTATCCAGATACCTAGCAACTATAATCCAACAACCCGTGTCTATACAGGTACATGGGATGGTACATTTCAACCAGGATGGACTGACAATCCAGCATGGGTCTTCTATGATCTCATCCTGAATAACCGCTATGGCCTTGGTTCCAGAGTAACTGCTTCTCAAGTTGATAAATGGGGCTTATATCAGATAGGCCAATATTGTGATGTTTTAGTCCCAGATGGTAAGGGTGGTGCTGGAACAGAACCTAGATTTACTTGTAACTTGTATCTACAACAGCAAGCAGATGCCTATAAAGTACTGCAAGACTTAGCAACTATATTCAGGGGTATGTCTTATTGGGCAGGGGGGTCGATACTTGCCAATGCTGATATGCCAACTGACCCAGTGTACACATACACTGCAGCAAATGTTATAAATGGTGAATTTAATTGTGTTGGCAGCCCATTAAAGACAAGATACACTGTAGCTTTAGTGACATGGAATGATCCAAGTGATCAATATAAGCAAAAGGTAGAGGCTGTACAAGACCAGGCTGGACTCACCAGGTATGGTATTCAGCAGACCTCAATAACTGCCTTTGGATGCACTTCCCAAGGACAGGCCCAAAGGATAGGGCTCTGGGCTACACTTACGTCTAGACTAGAGACACAGACTGTCACCTTCAGCGTTGGTTTAGATGGTCAGATAGCCTTACCAGGCCAGATTATCCGGGTTGTTGACCCTGTTAAGATGGGTAGAAGGAATGGCGGGAGAATTAGTGCAGTAAGTGGCAGGACAATAACTATTGATAAGGCCCCAACAATAGTTATTGGTGATCCTTTTACTGTCATTCTGCCAACAGGTAGAGCAGAAACACAAGTAGTACAGTCAATAAGCGGCAATGCAGTTACTGTAGTTACAGCTTTTTCTACTACCCCTATTCCACAGTCTATATGGTCAGTGGATAATGTTGACCTAGTTGCACCAACTTATAAAGTATTATCTGTCCTAGAA